ATAAACATCCTTATCGAGTAGAGAAGCATTCGGCGTTATAGAACCAACCGAAGAGAGCAAGAATCTAGTATTGCCAGCTGCGCCCCACTCAGATCTTAAAGCTTTCATTGTAGCTGGATATTGATTCTTTTGAATGAATCCAGCAACAGATTCCAAGCCTTTACTCAAATCTGTGTGACACATAGCAAAATATGCATCACGAACCATTCTGTTACTTTTATGACCTATCTCTAGGCGGGGAAACTTCTTCGAATCTCCCTCTCCAGGTTTCCTCTGGAGTCCAGACTATCGCATCTCCGCTTAACGGAGTTTTCTCGTTTAGTCGTTCAGGCTGATCAAGCAATTATATTTAATTGCACAATCTTGCCCCCTGTCGCCGGTTAGCTTTTAGCTACTACGGCTTCCAAGTCAATTAGAGAAAATTTAACGCGCCCACTCATTTTAGGCGCGGATCCGAACTTATTTGAACCCTCAATATTGTCCATGATGGTATAAGCATCGTCACCAAGCAATGCACGATTTACATCTTGAATATCTGATAAAGTTATCTCTGTCGGATTATCTCCACCGACGCCAGCCGTGCAGTTAATGAAGCCCGCAGTGGCAGTAAGCATGTCTCTGGTTAACTGATCCTCTGTCTGACGAAGGGAGACTCCAAGTCTCGCTGCTGCTTCATTTAAAACCATTCTGTTACTTTTATGACCTATTTCTAGGCGAGGAAGCTTCTTCGAACTTCCCTCTCCAGGTTTCCTCTGGAGTCCAGACTATCGCATCCCTATAAATAGGGCCTTTTCACTTAGTCGTTCAGCGTGGATAATTTTACATCTATCGTTAACTAACGTATAATAATAAACGAAAGGAACTTTATGCAAAAAGAACGTAAAAAATACTACCGCAGATCTCCAAATTTCATTCCAAGAACCTATGAGCCTGTTAAGTTGGCTTACTTGGCTGGAATTGTAGATGGAGAAGGTTGTCTTTATATAGGACAAGCTAATAGAAAATATAACGGTGAAATTTCTAAGCATCATCGTGGCCTTCTTAAAATAGACAGCACCGATAAAATTCTCATTGAATGGCTCACCACTAATTTTGAGGGAGTTAACTCCGCTCAAACAAGATGGACATCCAATAGAGCTTACGAAAGACCGATTTATTCTTGGGTTGCTACAGGAGATAAACTCTTGGAGCTTTGTCACTCTATTCTTCCGTACCTTGTCATAAAAAAGAGACACTGCGAGAATATGATAAAATTTAGACAAACCTTTACCAATAAAATTGGACAGCATACAAAGCCCACCGAAGATGCTATTAACATCAGAGAGGAGTGCTTGCTGGTTAGTCGAAATCTTAATTCTCGTTGGCATAATCATCCTTTAAAAAATCCTTCGCCCCTGTCGCCGGTTAGCTAAAAGCTACTACGGCTTCCAAGTCAATCAGAAAAGGTTTATAGACCCCATTCATTTTAGGGTCTTGATTTTGCAGTGCAACCTGCTCATTTATTACGATATATGTTCCGTAAAATGACATCTCTGCATCTATGTCAACCGCTGATAATGTTTGAGGCGGTGGCGTTATACCTGTATTCCCGAGAGGAACCATTGCTGTTCCGAGAGCGTTATATCTGCGCATACGCAGAATCTTTCCACCGTTCCTAGGCATGGATTTTTTTATTGCTGGAATATTGTGAATCAAGTTGGGTGTTGGAACGGATAAAAGCTTATAACTAAAACTTTGCGCTACTGGCGCCGGAAGGAGTGTGGTCGTTGTAATTGCCATGTTTTTCCTAAGTTATAATTATTATAGATAACAAACTGTTTAGAGTTCCTTATCTACCTATTTACACTTAAGATTGACGAGTTCTTTATACGTCGCGAGTTGGCGAAACTCAATACGCCTAAAGGTGACGAACCTTTAATACGTCTTTCATATTATAAGATCATAGTTTAACTATTGTAAACATTATATAAATATAGGGGCCAGCAGGGTTTATGGGGAAGCAGAATCGCTGGCCCCGGACTACACAAGAAAGATTTTTAATGATTTTTCATCGCTTCAATCATTTCTTTATGGAGTTGCTTTTTAAGATCTTCAGTTAAGCCGCCTGCAAATGCGTTTGCCTTAGATAGTGGCGAATCTCCTCGTTGTGGTGAAATAGAGGCTAATGGGCGAGGCTTGCTTGCATTATTAACAGCTACAGCGCGCTCTTTAGTATGGTTATCTTCAATGTAAATACCCATTTGCTTGACCATTTTATATGCAAGCGCATGTTTCTTATATATACCAGGTGCTGATAAGATTGCATCTGCAAGGTCTGGATCCATTTCACGTAGCTTCTTTAAATTCTCCTGACTGGCTACTTTCTCGAAATCAGGAAAGTCTCTCTTAACCTTTATCTCAGCAGTAGATACTTGAGCATTAGCAGCATTCCGGTCAAGCTTTTCCTCGAGATTCTTAATCTTTTTAACTAATTTTAGTAAATGTTTACCTTCAGCAAGATCATCCGGTTCAAACTGTAAATCATCGTCTTCTTCAGGTTCTTTAGCTTTCTGTGGTTGTTGTTCTCTAAATCTACCTTGCAAGTCCTGTACTTGCTGTGATAGTTCATCACGTGAACGTTCAGATCTTTCATAACGTTCGCGCAAAACACGCATATTCTCTTCTTTATCTGTAACTTTTTTCGCTGGCTCTGGTTCTTCAGCAACTACTTCTTGTGCTACTTCTTGTTCTTCTGCTGGAGCTTCTTCTTCAATTGGAGCCTCTTCTTCAATTGGAGCTTCTTCAACAACTGGCTCAGTTCCGTACTTTTCTTCTGCTATTCTATTCATTTCATCTATCTGGCCTTGACTTACCTGTGGTACTCCACCCATGTTAATTTCCTTTTTCTGTCAAAATTGTATCTTTAATTTCACCATTCAATCTTCTTGAAAGGGCTAATAATTCGCCTGAACTATCTTTGAGTATAAACTCCAGAAGCCATTTCTCTTTAGGGTCTATCTGTAAGAAGTTATCTATAAATACGCTACATGTATCCATAGAAGGAAGAACCCATAAGAACTCTACGCGGTCCTCTTTCTTATGAAAGTGGTAAACTGTCTGATCATACTCTGGTGTTGGGCAAGAAGATCTAACAAAAAAATAGTTACGTATAACATTGCTTAACAATCGTTCACGCTTAGTAAGAACAACAACGAAAAAATCTGTATTATAATCTTTTTTGCCAGTATCAATGGCTTCAATGACACTCTTCTCGTAATCTTTATGCATCTCTCGTTGTAGTTCTATTGGGTCACGAGTTGGAGCTTCTTTCTGTGATAGATCAGTAGCAATTTTACCTACAGTATCTTTAGCCATACTATCTCCCCATAATGTTACTATTTTATGGTAAAACTGACACGAATATGTATAAAAATCAAAGAATAGCTTATTTAACGTACTAGCTTAGTCTCTTCAGCTATTAAACGCTCAGAAATCTTAGATTTTTTACGTCTTTTCTTAGTCTTCAAGTTATCCGGTACGCCAAGAATATTATCAGCAATGTCTTTGGCTTTTCCTTTAGGGCGAGGTGCTACTGGCATTATAATTCTCCTCTATTGTTTTGATACCGGAGCTAAAGGGCTTATCCATCGCTCCGATATCAAAACAAAAAGAAAGCTCTTCTAGATACTTTACTTAGTATTTTTTGGGAAATTTCTCTTTAGATTTACGATGCGCTCCACGAGAATCATCGCTTATCTGATTGTCAATACCGAGAAGGTCATCATTCAAGTTGTAAGTAGCGTAATCATTTTTTGGGTACTCTTTCATAATAACACCTTGTGGAAGATTTGATATTGCACTTCGATCTTCACTGATCATGCAAGGACCAGATTTTATCGAGCTATGGTAACGTTTACTCTTTGCCATTATTGGCCTTTCGATAGAAACTGCAAGCATATTGATGCCTACAAGGTTAAAAATATACCTCTAACTATCCCAGTGCAGCTAAATTCTGCGGAGGGGGTTCTTTTTCCGTAGGCTTTTCAGCATCTACTTCTTCACCTTTTTCACGAGCTTTAACTAGTTGCGAGATATTTAGCAACTTCTCTAGTTGCGAGATATCAACATCTTCTATTTCTTTTAACGCTCTTGCAAAGTTAAGTACAGCCATTTCTCTATCTTTTGCTGCCTCAGCTTTTCTTTCAACAGCAAGCGCTTTATTTTCTTCGATACGGCTTACTCTTTCCAGCCCCAGACCAGTATCCGCCTTTGCTCGCGCATTAGCTAGGTTAATCTGAGCAGCTTGCTGTTCTAGTGCAGCTTGTGCTTCTTTCTGTTGCTGTTGTGCCATCTCTTGTTGTTGCTTAACAGCGTTTTCTATAATTTTTTTCTTGTTCTGTAATGTAGCGGCTTCAAGTAGATCCTGATCTGATATCTGGACGCCCGCTTCACGAAGCTCTAACATCTGTGCAAATTGCATCTGCTTCTGAGTAATAGTATTAAGACCTTCTTCAACAGAACAATCATATTTACCAAATGCTTTATTATAAAATTGAGGACTTGGTTCATCTTCAATTATTCTCTTAATCTTTCCAGGAGTGAAGTTGGATTGTATTATATCAATCATCAACTTGCCTAGCAGCTTCTGAGATCTATCAAGATTATCAAACAGTACCTGTAACGTAGTGAGTCCAGCTCCTTGTCTAAGCATTGATAAAATGCCTGCCTTATCATCTGTAGCGCTACCGAGTAATTCTTCATTTACACCAGAGATTTCCATAACTTCACGTGCAAGTAATTCTGAAAGTTGAATCATTGATGGAGGTATCTGTGGAGCGACTATCTGTTGAACGTCAGTCATCTGGGCATCTTCTTTAAGAGCTAGTCCACGTCCCTGTCCAGAAAGGAATACATCCTTTGGATTAACAAGAGCATTCTCTTTATATACCCACCCAGAATTGATTTGGCTTTCAAGAATATCAAGTTCAATAATTCTTCTGCGATTGTAAAGATATTGCGCATCACGTAAACCACGGACAACACCCTGGATTCGTGACGTGAAGTCCGACATTTGAGGATTATAATAACCAAGCACTGGAATAAAAGGATACTTGTCACCTGTAGGATTCGGCCCATTATAAAACACCCTTCCTTCTAATACGATAGCTAACTTTACAGTGGGAATCTCCTGATCAATCACTGTAACTTGCGGATACTGCCTCAAGAAAGCTTCTAAAGACTCCTCGTCTGGGGCAGTCCACTCTAAAGTTTCACCAGTTTCGCTATCCACCAACATCTTCTGAGTTCTGTAATCACGATAATAGAACTCATCGTACGCTAACAAATTATTTGAACCATAGTTAAATGATTCTGGCATAAATTGGAACTTGCCATCTTTCGCAGAGCCTTGACCACCAGGAAGATCAGAAATCTCCTCAGCTTTGTCAGGCAACAACGAAACACATTCACGTCTAGTTAAAAATGATCTCTTCCATATTCCATTACAGTCAGATAAATCAGCCTTGCGGAAAAAAGGATCCATCAAAAACGAATTGTATGAACAATTGTCTACACGTATATTTCCTGATACCGGATCAGATCTGTAATCAATCCAGACCTGCAACAGATTCATCCCAGTGACTAATCCGCCCTGGAACGCTTCAGATATCGTCTCTAAGACACATTCTTGTCTTGTTGCCCACATAAGTACTTTAGTAAATTGATCAGCTGTCTCTTCGTCTGCGTTCTCTATGGGAATAGCAATTATTGACTTACGGTTACGTCGTTGATGGCCTGAGATCATATTCACGACGCGACGAATACGATTAAAGTTAAATTTTTTATTATTGCTTATTGGTAGGCTGGCATATATATCATTCCAAAGGGATTGGTCACCTGCCTCAAACTTTGTATCAATATCAGCCTCACCCCAGAAGGATTGGTTGATAGTTATAGACTCAGAATAAAACGCTTCCATTTTAGCGAGAATAGATTTATCATTTTCATCATAAAATTGCGGGCCGATCGCTGGAAATAGCATAACTCTACACCCTTTTTTACAGATATAAGTTGTTCTCCCTTATCATAGAATCGACAACAGTAGATATCAAGTTATTTGTGCCAATTAAGCGTAAGAACAATAAAGGTAAGCACAGCATAGCAAAGAAGTATTGGATTTGTTTGCAATAAATAGACTCGAAACATAATTCGCCTCCTATTTAAACATACACTTTCAACCGTCGACAAGTTGTCGACAGACCAGTATAAAACTTATTCTTATGGAAAATCAATAAAGATAAAAACGAAAGGCCACCAATCACGACAGCCTTCCGCAAATAAAAAGTAAGAAAACTCCCGTTACAATTGAGTGATCAGCACAAATTGTAATGGGTATCATTTATTGTCTAACTTAAGCTACCCAATAGCAAGGAATGTCATAAAAAGGTAATTTAAACTAACTCTTTAATAGTACCACAGTTAGCACAGAATTGCAAGCTTTATTCCTGGATTTAAGCACCTTTCGGAAAAAAGTGTTTATGCTAGCATGTTTTTTTTAAAGCGGCGTAACACGTTTGCTAAATAACGTAACGGAGCAAGCGGTCACCGATAGTTGTTATTCCTCTGCAAAAAAAAGTTGTTAGACTCGTTAGTTGTTGGTCTTGGTATTTAAGATTTGCTATCTCAAAAAGAAAACCAACTTTGAACCTTTTTTTTTGAGCTAGCAATTTTCTTTAGAGGCTAGCCCCGTAACTAAAAGTTCGGGTACTATCCCCCCAAAGTTCGGGTACTATCCCCCTTTTATCCTTTTAAACAAGGCTTTTGAAAGAAAAAACGGAAGGCCACCAATCAAGATAGCCTTCCGAAAATAAAATATTGCAAAGCCTCTTTTCAGAGGCAATCGTTTAACAAAGAAGGAAAATAAACGATCTCTTTAATAGTACCACAGTTGGCACAAATTGCAAGCTTTATTCAACTGAAAAATGATCATCGCAATGTATAATCAACTTTCGCACTGTTGAAGCTCCAAGGTTATGTTTTAAAAACTCAACGAACACTTCATGAAGACACTTTTTGGATTCACTAAAAAGACCCACCATTACGCGGCCTTTTTTAATGTCAGCTCGCAATGTTGCAAAGCCATGATCTAATATTACATAAAGATTAACCTTGTCCTTGGTAGTTCTGTGCTCATAATCAAACATAAGGGCATCAGATTCAACGCAGGCGCCAGCAAATACTCCAAACAGTTCTGATGTATTGCTGAGTATTTCCTTGTTGCAGCAAAGATATGTAGCCATAACATTTACAGCTTTATCTTCTGCAAGTAGAGGGGATAAGGTGAACAGAAAAAGAAATAAAAACTTATTCATGAGACTCCTTAATAGTTTGTAAGATCGTCCCGAAATATATCGGGCATATTAGATTTTTCTCCATACATAGCACTTTTATAATTGCGGTCAATTTGCTCTGAGGTAAGACCAACTCTTAATTTAGGCAGTGATATACATAAATATCTAAGGGCATCGCACGCATGAGAATTATGGTCGTGCAACGGTCTATTTTTATACACCTTTAATTTGGAGTCATACTCTTTTCTATAGTCACGAATTGCTGAGATTAATAGCTTGCACCTCTGTTTATCTATATACATGCGAGGCAAAGTCGTTCGAACTGATTCAATTCCATCAATAATTGAGAGTTTTGGTGCAATTGTAAATCGAACGCCGAGTTGGGCAGCTTTTTCATATCTTGTGATTCCCCCTCCTGTAAAATCCCTCACAGAGATGTCATGAGGAGCTATATGACGGCCCCAAGTATATTGTTTTGCCTGCAAAACATTAATGTAATGTTCAAGACCAACACCAGAGTTTTGATACATATCAATAATATGTATAGAGTTTTTTATTACCTGGAACATTAAAATTGACGTAGAATCCCTCATCCCAAGATCCCAAACTGAATGGACTGGATAATTTGGCTGCCAATCAGTAACTCCAATTTGATTATTCAGCTCCATATTATTGAGATACTTTGCATAATAAGTACCAACAGCGCCGAGATTAAATCGACAGAAATATTCTTGCTCGGCAAGATCTTCTGAAATTTCACCAGTATCTATCTCGCGCCGTACCTCTTCAAGTGAAATATGCTCTGTATCATCAACAGTCAACAAGCAGGAATACCATTCCTTTGGGTTATCTTGTGCTATTTGAAATAAAGTATGGAAACTGTTCTCTCCAAAAGGCGTCGAAATAAATATTACCCAGCCATCATTTGCAAGTAGAATTGGTCTTAAAACTGGGTAAGCCTGTGGATGAGAGAATGCTGCTTCTGAGAAAACAATACCTAATGGATTTGTTCCTCTCAATCCGTCAAAGTTCTCTGAACCAACAAAGGTTATTTGAGAATTGTTTTTTAACGTAATCTTCATTTGCTGAATATTAATCGACTCAACAACCTCTTTTGGGATAAAATCTAGCATTCGTTTTCCCTCAGAAGTGATGCCGTCAAACAACACCCTGCGAGCCTGCACTGCCGTCGGTAATAAATAGTAAAAAACACCTACACGTTGAAGCGCTGCACGTATCGTCAAATTGAACGCCACAAGGTCTTTCCCTGCTCGCCTTGGCCAAACTGCGATCATTTTCTTGTAACCTTTTTCAAAGGCTTTACACAGTTCTAGTTGATATGGCCTCGGAACGAAACTGTTCAATTTTACAATGGTTTCAATTTTTAAATTGCCAAAATTACTCATTCTTTTGTACAACCAGGGCACTCACACTCTGACGGAAAGATCTTGTTATCTACTGATACCTTGTAGTTCTTGGACATAAAAATGGCTCCTTAACGGTTGTGCAAATTACCTAAAGTACTTCTTGTTCGTCTTGTTTCTTTTGAAGCAACTTCTTCTGGGGTTTCTGCAGGTTTAGACTCAGATAATGTGAGTGTGTTAGACTCAGATTTCTTTAGTGCCTTTGGCTCAGATCCTTCAAAGGGGGGAATTACTACGGTGATGTTTGTCTTCTTGTCATCTCTATCATTTCTTAGCGTTGCCATCCACTCTCTCATTTCTCTCCATTCATCATCATAGTTTGCCATAGAGATTGAGACCAAGGAGCTATCTAACACCTTCATAAGGCCAAGCTTTTCACGACGTGAGCCTATGATCTCTCTGACTAGATCATGTGTACCTTGGAGCAGTGGGAACGCTTTCATCCATTGCTGAAATTGCAGTTTATG